CACATTTTCACCAGCCGTCAAAGATGTGTCAAGACCTTTTCTAAAAGAATGATCGACCGAGGGTTTGTCTGGAAAAAGATCAGTTTGTTTTCGAAGATAGGCTCCTCGTACAAGTTTGACTCCGAGTTGAATGCCATCGGTGTTTGCCATGTCGATATCTTTTTGAAGTTCTTCGAATGCACTCTTACGATACATCTGATAGGTTTTGAAAACATGAAGTCCATCCTTGTTAAAATCTTTCATGAGGTTGTAGCATAATTCAGGGTACAACACTTCTTCGGCATCTATGCAGACTTGGACGTCATGATCAATTGCATGTTTGATGACGTCGCGAACCCATGTGTCTGCAATCTCGGGTGAACTTTTTGAACCAAAAGATGTATACTTGAGAGCACACATGGATCCAGGAATACATTTCAATATAGCTTTGTTGGTCGCCGCAATATCTTCGGCTTCCCATATATTACAATTTTCGCGGGCATAATCTAAAATTACTCTTGAACCCGAACGGTATACGTTCTGGATAATTTTTGGAAGTTCGTGGTTCAATGCAGCATATCGTAGCATTTATTAAAGATGTGCGACATTTAAAAATCATGATGGAGATTCGAACTTTAATCACACAAGTGCTCATGCCTCGTATTAGACATCTCGAAGAAGAAGTTGCATCACTCCGAAAACACACTTGGCCATACATTCAAGCCATGAAAGAACATAATCAATTAGATGACATTCAAGCGAAGAGAGATTTTGCTCGTCACTTGGATGACACAACTCTTTTAGAATTGATTCGTCTGAAAGCTCAGTATTCAAAAAATGGTGGAGGATCCGGTCTCAGAGAATACGACCTCGTTAGAAGAAATTGTCCGTCCGGTACATTTTAACTGTATAAACCCCCTCCTGTCCAAACACCGTCGCCTGTTCACCATCGAAGAGTTCGGGACACCCGATGTCTTCGGTGCATTCACGACCATTGATCGAAATCGGAATTGGATATATTTGTTCACCTTGTGTGGTCGTGTGGTAATGGTATCGATCACGGCGACCTCGAACTTCGCGACCATAAAGGGGCAAAGTATCACCAGCTTCATTGGTCAAGATACCCATCTGCTGGAAGCGTCCGGGTTTATACCTTTTGATCGGAGGACCTCGGTATTCTGGGACAGTCGGCACAGCCACCGGAACTTTTACTGGAACCTCAACGGGAACCTCGACTACCTTGGGGTTTCTGACCAACATGTAAATCATGATGAGTGGGATAGAGATTAACGCGAGAGAGTTGATGAGCTTATAGTTAATCTTCATCTTTATATTAACACATGAAAATATTGGGGATCGACATAGGCTACACCAATATGGGTCTCGTAATGGCCTCGTGTGAAGGTACCAATATTGAAGTTGACTATATAAAGAAAGTTGACCTAGGAGAATACAAGTACATAGGTAAAACAAATGACACGGCTGTCCTGATTTCTTTATTTGTGGATGATTACAAAGATGTTTTTAAAGAAGCTGAAGTCATTTTGATCGAACGTCAACCACCAGGTGGTCTCACAAATGTTGAAACTCTTTTGCATTATATTTTCATGGACAAAGTGAAATTGATTTCTCCATTGAGTGTACATCGTCATTTTGGAATGGCTCATTTGACATACGAACAAAGGAAAGAGCGTTCAGTTTCTATAGCGAGTAAATACATAAAGGATATACCATATGAACGTCAACATGACATAGCAGATGCTTTATGTATGATCATACATTACAACTTTTTAGTAAGTGTGCATTACTTTGATCGATTCATGTTTCGCAAAATGTAAGTGATAGCTTGAATTTCAGGAGATGGATTGTCTAAGTTTTCAAGAAAGTTCAAGTTATATTCAGTCGAAGTCATTTCGCGGAGGTCACTCACAATCTTTTCATCCATTTTAAATTGATTCTTAGTCGTCTCCAAAACTTTTTCAAGTGTCTCAATTTCCTTGGGATACATTTCTCTCTTGAGTTGGGCAATTTCATCATCACCTTCAACCGCTTCCAACTTTTCTTTGATTTCTTCAATCTTCTTCTGAATGGACTCTACACTATCAATGTAGAGTCTCTTGTTAGTCGTGGAGAGTTGATCGATAATCGTATCCATTTTTGTTATTATTCAAATTTATTTTTTAAGTCCAATGATTGTTTGTATGCGTCCAAGTCTGAATTGAACTAAAAGCCAGAGAGTAAATGCGACCAATTTAATAAGTCGACCAGCCATGTCATCACTGACATTGTAGACCGGGTCCAGGACGCGCGCCATGAATGTCTTCGCCTTAGCTTCACCCGTGAAATACATCTCAAGTTGTGTGAGGCAGCACGTATCATCATTCATAATCCAGTGGAAAAAGACAAATGGGATGAAGAGTGAATACATCTCAAGCCACCTGATGTCTTTGACAAAGACTGGTACGATCACGGCTGCGACTAACATCACGACGTGAATCGCAAATATGATATTGGATATCATTTATATGTAACTCAGAAATTTTATCGATGACTATAACAAAATGGAGAATCTTTGGAATGACGACCATGAAGCGATCCTTAGACAGTGGGGTGAAGCCGCGGGATGTTATAGGTACATGAATCACAGAGCCTTTTTGTTGTACAAAAAATTGAGTATGCGTTTTTCTTTGCCGGTCATTGTTTTGTCAACCATCACTGGTACTGCAAACTTTGCCCAAGAACAATTTCCAGAAGGAATACGGTCATCGGTTCCGGCGATCATTGGTGGTTTCAATCTCGTAGCGGGTTTGATTGCGACGATTTCGCAGTTTTTGAAAATCAATGAACTCATGGAAAATCACAGAGCCGCTGCGTTATCCTACGGTCTTTTGTCCAGAAATATTCGTCTCATGTTGGCTTTGCCGAGAGCTGAGCGTGGCAAAGAAGGTCTTAAGTTTGTTGAAGATTGTAAGGCGGAATATGATCGTCTCATAGAACAGTCGCCACCTGTTCCGAACCAGATCATTCAACAATTCGAGAATGAATATCCAGATGATGACGAGTTCACGAAACCAGAAATTTTGGATGTCCGAGCCATTCCAAAGTTGCCGAGCACGAGCACCTTCAGAGCTATCACCAAGGATACACCTTTCCAAAAGATTGGTGAACTCATGGACCCGGTAAAGACCTCTGAAGATCCGAAAGACGTCGAACAAGGTGAACAATCAGAATAAGTAATATGATATGAAACAGAATTCCACACACAGCGTATGGTAGAATTTTCTTTTTTAAAGGTTCTACGACACGTTTATGTAGTGCGTCATTTTCAAGCACCAAATCTATGGCCTGATTAGTAAGATCATCCATGGACCGCTTCATTAAAATTGTCGAACAAAAAAAGGATGAAAAGGTTGACACGGTTCACGTAGAAGCCTATGAAAAGTTGAAGAGATGCATCGATGAAAATAGAAATGTAATCGTGTGCGGACCTTCGGGTGTTGGTAAGACACATCTGGTTGAACAAGTCGCCAAAGATCCAATTCGTATCGAAAAGAAAACACCTTTGACCTACATTCAAGAAATGCGAAATGTGTTATTGATTGAAGATTATGATGCAGAACCTCTAACTTACAAAAATATAGTAGATCACGTCGTTGAACATGGAAGTCCGACGGGTGCATCAGTCCTCATGACATCAACAAGTGTATATCTCTTACCAAATTTTGAAACAATTATTTTGAAACCGTTGACGACCGAACAGTTATTGAGTATAGATAACCGTGAAGGGTCCGATGTAGCGGCTGAAAAATCCAATGGGTCGATTCGAAGTTATCTTCACTATCTCAATAATTATGATTCGATGGATACATTCATGACATCCAAAGAATACATCACATCTATTCTTTGTGATACAAATCCATTTAATTGGTACAGTTCTATCGGTGAACATGGACATGTATGGGACGCCATGCATGAAAATTATATAGACTCAAAAGGTGTTGACGTCGTCAGAGCTATTGATGGAATATCATGGGCAGATGTCATGGATGGAGTCATATATGATGGATATTGGGAACTTCTTCCATATTTTATACATCTTGGTATCCAAACACCAAAATCCGCGTTGGGTAAACCACTCGTTCCGGAAAAAGTTAGGTCAGGAAGTGCGTGGACTAAATTTGGAAATTATAAGATGCGTCTCAAAAAGTACAGCGACATTCGAACAAAAAGTGCTGGCAAATTGAACATTGAAGAACTTTGTCTCTTAAAAAGGTATGCAGAATTTGGTAGATACGAAAAACTTTTAGAGTACGGGTTGACTCCACAAGACTTTGATGTGATGAACCACTTAGCCATCGCAACTAAATTAAAACAAAGAGACGTGACAAATATAAAAAAGGGACTCAAAAATGCAATCGAAGCAAGAAGTTGAAGAACCTGAACTCGTCAAGGTCATTGGCAACGAAGTTTTCTTTTATGGAGACATCAGTCAAGAATCTATTCTTGAGTTTATCGAAAAATTTAAAAAGCTTGAAATTAGCTTGTTGAAAAGTGCGGCCGATATGATCGGCTTTGAACCCATGATTAAAGTGCACATCATGAGTGACGGTGGCGATCTCTTCGCGGGTGTGGCCGCTATGAATGTCTTGGAAAAGTCAAGAGTCAGGGTCATCACAGTGGCAGATGGTGCATGTTGTAGTGCCGCCACATTCGTTTTGTTGGGTGGATCAGAACGTCGCATGGGTCCGAACGCTCACCTTCTGATTCATCAGTTAACGACGGGTGAATTCTGGGGAAAGTTTGAAGAACTCAAAGATGAAATGCGATCTTGTACAAAGTTGATGCAGGCCATCAAACTTATTTACATGAAGAAGACTAGCATCCCAGAAAAGAAATTCAAAAAGTTGATGAAAAGAGATATTTACCTTTCGGCTTCTAAATGCCTAAAATATAAGATCGTTCACGGGCTTGACTGACGTCTACATAGCGTTTGTAAAGACCTAGAGCAACAATCACAAAAAATATGATACAAATTGTATTCAAATTTATTTTTTCGTCTTCGGGCAACCTAAGTCGTTCCATTCTACCATAGTTGACTACTGGAAGATCAGACATCTACTTAAAACCTACATTTTAATAATGCATAGAATGGAACGACTTATAAAGAAGGACAAGAACGGACGGGAAAGGTTTACGGACATTAGTGTTAGAGATCTGGGTGACGGTACAGCTGAGATTATCAAAGTCACTGGCGTTGTCGATGGGAAAGCCACAGAATCGAGGACACTTGTAAAGACTGGCTACGAGAAAGCACTGATGAGAGCTCAAACCATGTGGAACAATGAAAACATTAAAGGCACGGAAATTCTTCCTATGTTGGCCAATAAATGGGAAGATCGTCAAAAGTATATCTCTGAACCATTCTACGTCCAACCAAAATTGGATGGTGTCCGTCTGTTAGTCTCAAATAAGGGATGTTTTTCAAGAACCGGAAAACCGGTCAAGGGTGTTG